TACGGTTTGCCATAGCCATACGCTTATAATATTCGCGTGCAGTTATAGCTTCGGACTGGGTAGTTGTATCAACATCAGGGTCAACTCGGTTTGTGTCCGTAATTTGTGTGTTGCCAGAATCGGCATTATATTTGCTTAATAGTTCTGTAGCTGCGAACCTAGCTTTAGCACCTCCTGCAGATAAGAGTTCATTGTACTCTGCTTTCTCTGCATCAGGTAAGTCAGAGTTGTCTGACCAGTTCTGTATAGCTTCCCAGTTATCTGCACCGCCTACGGCTTCATTAACTGTTTTAGCTATCTCTACGTTTTTAGCAGCTATCTCTGTAGCATAGGAGGCTGCACCTGACATAATGATTGTAGCATTTGATTCACCTACTAAATTAGTAAGTTCTGCTTTGTCTATCTTAGACATATCATTATCCCGTACAGCGTCAAACAATAATGCCTTCGCCTGTTCGGGTGTTCCTCCAGCGTTCTGTATTAATCTCAGAACACTATTTCCTACTTCACTATTTGTATCTCCCCAAGCTTGTGTATCAAGAGGAGCCTCACCATCGTCAGGCTTTGATTCCTCTTTATCATCTTCTACTAGAGCTGCATCTGCTTCAGGGTCTACAGGTTTATCCTTGGCCTCTGTGTTTGATACAGCTTGTATTGGGGCTTCTTCAACTGGGGTTTCTTTAGCAGCTGCTTGTTCAGCTACCTCAGCAGCTTTACGCTCTTCAGTTGAAACATTTGAATGTGGGTTACTTTCATCAGTCATATACTCTCCTATTGTTGACCGTCCATATTATCTATTTCTGATTTACCAGCATGTTGTGCTACACTAGCAGCAGTATCTATCTCAGCTTGTCTACCAGCCATCTCCATCTCCTGTTGCTGCATAGCTTGTAACTCTTCAGGAGTATTCAAGAAGTCTGCTAATGCAACTCCTCTGTTTACAAAGATAAACTGTCCGAATCTAGTCGGATTAAATATAGACCTAATTTCCTGAGGCACAGCTTCTAACATCTGCAAGTCGCTGATAGCTAGTCTAAGGTTATCAATCTGACCTTCCCTAGATAAACTCTCCATACCTGTAGTAACAAGTACTTCGAATTGACTATCAAGATTACCTACAGACCCTATCTTCATCTTAGATAAAGCGTAGTCAGCTTCTTTCTGTTGCCATTGTAAAGCTAATTGAGAATAAAGTCCACCGAATGAACTTTCTAGTTCCCTAGCTATAAGCCTTATTTCCTCTGCAGTAACACGTTCAGCGTCACGTACATTAGATAATAAGAATACTCTTGATAAATCACCTTCCCATTTAGCTACTATATTAGCTATAGTATCTAAGTCACCACGTAAGTTAATCTCTGGTACAGCTATGTCCTCTGCATTACCTGCAAAGTAAGCACCACGCTGTGCATTATTGAGCTCTCTTAGTTGTAAACCTAAGGCAGAGCCTGGTCTAACAAAGAACTTAATGTCAGCTGCGATAGCTACCATATCTGTAAGAGCCTCTGTGGTTACATCTAGCTTATGAAATGTAGTAGAGTTATCTTCTACTAAACCAGTAGCATAATGAAAACCAGAAGGTAAGTTCCAGGCTAACGGTAGTAAGTCAAAGTCTTCTTTAACATACTTAATCTGTTTACCTATAGCTACACCCTCTACTTCTTGTTTAAAACACCAGCGTCCATCAGCTTCTAGTTTATAGTGAGATAATAATTCCATCTTGTCATCATCTTTAACCTTAGGATGCACTTCTCTAATCATAGCTTGCATTTCTGGGTCAAAGGTACAATATTTCTTTCGGTCATATAGTACAACTTCAATGGCATTACCCTCTATATCACGTCTAATTCCATAGCGGTCAATAGAGTACAGTATTCTTTTGCCTGACGGCATTCTTCTAAGTAAAGCATTACCTGTAATAATAAGATGCTTACATGCTTCAATAGCTACAGGTCTGTATTCTACTAGTCTAAGGTTTCTTATAGCCTCTTCTTCTATCCTAGTAGTAGCTTCTCTTATCTGTTCTTTCACAATAGCCATTTGGTCTGGGCCATTTTCTTGTTCTAATTTTAATTTAGTTTTAGGTGTTAAAGACACAGTAAAGAATGGTCTGGATAAGGGGAACAGTACATCTACTATTCTATTGGCTAAGTGATTAACCCACTTAGCTCCCATCATCACAGAACCTTTAGTCATTTCTGTATTCTGTTGGTGTGTCTCTCTATCAGCACGAAGTATATTAGCTAGAGTCCATCTAGCATAAGCTTCACTGCGCTCTAGTAAGTCACCCTTCTCTTGGTACATCTGCATCCAGACTTGACCAATGTTTCCCTTAGGGTTTGGATAAGTACTCATAGCAGCCTCATATTGTTATAGCCTCTGCCAGGGTCTCCTCCACCGAAGCCACCTAATCCCATAAGCCTTGGTCTAGGCCCTGTTGTTGGACCTTGTGTCGGGCGTCTACGTAGTAACGTCCGTCCACCTTTAGCTGCACCGAATATTATATCAGCGCCTGTGTCTTCCTGAGTCTCAGATAAAGCAGCTGCTTCTATAGCTCTTGTCTCTGCCTCTTGGTTGGCTCGCTCTTGTTCTTTTCTATTTTTCTTAGCTTGCTTTGCAGCAAGTAATCCTGTTATAATAGACATTTAATATGTCCTCCTAGTTCTAGAGTATAGGATGTTTCAGATACTGAGAAGCCTTGCCGCTCCAGGAACTTACTAATTCGTAAATCACTATTGCTTAGGGTGCTCATAATAACTGCATCTACCTCTAATTTCTTGGCTTCCTTAATGAATGTGTTAAGTAACTTAACTCCAGTCATTCCTCCACCATCAGCGTACCAACCTATTTCTAGCAGCAGGGTCCTGTCTCTGAATGGGTCTGCGTAGGTCATGCCTACTATAGCCCCAGCGTCTGAACAGAACACTACACCATGTTTGATAAAACCTAACAAGGTTATACGCGCTCTTTCTCTATTTATTTTTGGTAGTCCATAGTCATCATTAAATACCTCTGCGATATCTAATATATGGTCTACGTCTGATACTAAGGCCCTTCGTACCACGGATACCTCCCTAATACTTCTGACAATGCAGCTCTTATTTCAGCCTTAGCATGTTCAGAGCCTATACCAAACTCACCATCACCTCGTTGTAAGGTAGAGGGTGCAGTCATAAATGTCAGGATACGTCTAACCGACTGGCTAACGTGTCCATCTGTAGTCTTTGATTCTATTTTCAAATCAGTCTCCTTTAATAGGATTACTTACCTCGTAAACTAATTCAGAACCTAATTCTTCTTGTAACTCTAAAGGTATCTCTGAACCTACAGCTATAAATTTAATAGCGGTAAGTATCTGGTCGTCCTTAGATAAATCTGCATAGGACATAATACCTCCTTTCGTTATATCTCTATAGAGAAGCACTAAGTTAATTAAAGAAGTAGTCTGAGTTAAGTACCTCCGTTATATCCAAGCTTCCTCTACTAGGTAAACTCGGTAATTCTACGTTATAAACGTCTTCATGTTGTTGTTTAAAGTCTTGTAGTACGTCGTTGTAGTTATGCAATGCTACAAATTGCTGCCTTATATTCTTCTGTAGGTCTGCTGCATACTTAGCTGGTACACCAAAGTCATCGTGTATCATGGCGAAGTTAGATACCCCGTTACTTGAACACGCATTAACAACCATCATCATATGACAGGCATCCACATGGTGTACTAGGTTAGGACTACTGCCCTGACGCTGCTTCCTAGTATCTAATTGGTCTGTGTAAGTAGCTACTCTTACTTGTAAGTTACCATTGATTTGTGTACGTATCTGTTTAGACTTGTACTTCTGTGTAGCTTGTAGTACAGGAAATCCTAATGGACTGTAGTACTTCAATGGTATATTCTTCCTAGCAAGTATAACGCTGCACTCTTGTATCCAATCCATAGCTGCCCTAGCTGCTATAACTACCTCGTTTATAGAGGCCCATAGCAATGGGTTAAGGTATATAGAATGTTTAAAGAATGTATTCTTATCAAACTTATCTGAAAGATTGTCAGTCACATAGTTGTATATACTAGTAGTACATGCCTGTTGAGTTGACCCATAAGGCAGGGTCATTACAGGTTTCTTAGGTAGCTTACGTGACATACCTCCTGGACCTAGAGCCTTTAGCCAGTTGATAGCAGGAGCCTCTCCTAGCTTTGCTCGGTCTAATAGTTTAGCGTAACACACGTTAGCTACGTCCTGATATATATCAGCAGGTAAAGTGTTAGGGGATAGGTTAACTGACTTACCACCTACTTCATCTGATAGCATAGCAGAGAAGTGTTGTAGTCCATTGCAGCTACCATCTAGTGCTACAGGTAAGTGAGATACGAACTCATAAGGGTTACTCAACTTAAACATATCAGCACATTCAAATACCCAAGCAAGGAACTGGAAAGGCTTGTCTGAGTTAGCCCAGAAACCTCTGTTACTTATAGGGTCATTAGCGCATTCTATAATGAAGTCTTTGTTATCTTGTACCCAAGCAACTCTATCTTCATAGC